GGCAAGTTGACGCCTCCATAAAGTTTTTGAAAGTTTTCATTCTTTGCTAAATCCTTGCTTTAGGAGTTTTTGTAGTTCTGCGGTTGATCCAACAAACAATGCATTATTAACAGTAGTTGGAGTATTCTTCTCTTCTTTATTTAGATCCTTCATCTTCTGCTGAAGATCAATTAACTTATCTGTTACGTCACCAACACTTTTGATCAATTGTCCAACGACTTCATACGATCTTGGTTGCTGACCTTCTTCTGCTAGTTCAAGAATACCATTGATTGCTTCTTGTCCTTTTTCAATTAATGAATATAAATTTCCTCTAGTATACTCATAGTCAGTAGTAGAGTCACTTTTCTTCTCAATTTCTGCTAACTGCTTCTTAGTTTCTCTTACTACTTCATTTGCAGTGACTTCTACATCTAAGGATTGATTGATTTTTTCAAATTTTTCACTCATACATCTACTCCCTTAGTTGTACTATAAGATCTTCCGTCACCAAAATCATAACGAGTTTCACTGAATCCGAAGTCGTCACCAACTTCAATCAATGCATCATCATCAGCATTGACTGCATCAATTGCAGTTCCTTGAATATATGAATCACTAGTTGATCCATCTTGGGCTCTTTTAACAGTGATTGTTTCATTATCAATTTCTTTGATATACATCAGTTCATTTTGAATTGCGATGTAACTATCAACTGCAAGACTTGATGCATTTGTGACTTGGAATTTAGTCACAGTGCTGCTAATATCTTCTGCAAGAGTAGTTACTGCGTCATTATTATAATCTTTAATTGCTCTTGGTTCAGCAACGTATCTAAGTTCTCTCTTTGCAGTTGCTTTATCTGTGCTGGTATGATAATCAACTTGTACCTTTCTGATTAGTCCTTCTGAACTATCAGCAATAGGACCAAACAGATATGTTTTTGCAGTAAAGTCTAATGTATGAATAATGACTCTCTTTTCATCATAACCAGATTCATAGTTATCATCAAATGAAACTGAATCAAGAACCATTGGAATGTCTCTCTTTTCTCCAATTGATTCTACTAAATCAACGCTAACATTGAATGATGGTTGGAAAATTGGGAGAATTTGTTCTATAATTTGTAATGCATCTTCATTATATTGTGACATGATTGAAAGTCTAAATCCCAAATTATATGGAACTGGCATGAAGACTTTCCTTGCAAGTTTTGTCCCATCCGTTGTAAATGCTTTAAAGGTTTGCATCGTTGAAACCTTTCTAGTATTATCATATTGAATACTAGACAATTCAAATGCTAATCTGGGAAGAGTAATTGCAACTCTTTTTCTGATATCTGGTTTCTGCTCAAGTCTTGCCAGGAACTTTTCAATTGGACCATATGCAATAGGAACTTTCATAGTAGAATAAGCAGACCCATCCTGCTTTTTGTGGCGAATCTCAATCGTGTTGAAGAGAGTGCCAAAAGCAATGATTGTCTTTCTTATAATTTCGTGATAGTGATATGTTCCTAACATGATATTGTGTCAGTGTATACTAACTATTTAGAATTCACCAAATGGGTTCTTTTCGGTGAAATCTAGAATTGCATCTGCTTCTGTTTCTACTTCTATATTTTCTGCAAAAGTGTCATATTCATCTTGAGTTGAAATGCTCCGAATTGTGTAACTCGCATCAGAACCATTTTGAGTTGTTCCAATGCCAACTAAGACTTCACCAAGTGCAAAATTACCAGAAACAGTGGTAACTTTAAGTATTGATACATCAGAATCCCATTCTGCGACGTATGCTGTCGTACCAGTAGATACTCCTCTTACTAATTCTTTGAAGAGATAGTCTCCAGTTCCAATTCCACCAGTATTTGGTGAAGAAACACTAATAGTAGGAGCAAGTGTATATCCTGCACCAGCATTTGTAAATCTAATCGCACTTACTTCACCAAGAGTATTAACTACTGCCGAAGCCGTTGCGTTTATTCCACCAGAAGGTGCAGTGCTAATTGATACCACTGGAGTTGATCCATAACTACTACCACCATCATTAACAGTAATTGCGCCAAGAGAACCTTCATTGATAATTGCAGTTGCCGCAGCACCAGTTCCAAATGCATTTTGACTGCGGATAGTAATTATTGGTACTTCAGTATAACCAAATCCAGGGTTTGTAATTTCAATTCTGTCAATGGATGATCCAACCTGACCAGATCTACTCGTCATAATTGCGACTGCAGTAGCATTAATGCCTCTAGATGGTGCAGTTGCAATTCCAATTAATGGTGGAACTGTATAACCTGTTCCATCACTAATTAAATCAATTGCAGATACTGATTTACCAGTTTGTAATACACTCAATGTCTTTGCAAGTTGTACGTCCACTGATGCCGTTGATGCCTCTGCACCAGCAAGAGTCAACTTCGTAATGTAACCAAAATCAACAACAGATTCATCTACTTCTTCAATGCTTGTTTCAATATTATCATCAAGTGCATAATCCATTACCTCACAACTCAACTGATAAACATACAGATTGTTCAGTTGATAAAATGGTTTTTTGCCCTCAACATACTTGATCTCAAACATTGTATTATCAAGTGGGAAATATATCAAATCCCCTTCTTGTGGTCTAGTTGATAATTGAATGTCCGATTGGTTAACAAGAAAAGGTGAAATAAAGTCTTCATACCTTTCTTTTGAGATAATGAAAGTGACTGAATCAGTTGTTTGTACACCAAACTTTGATAGAATATCTCCGCTACCTTCAAATCCTTGATAATTCAGCAGATATGCTTCCATTCTGAATGAATCATCAAATGTTGATGCTACAACTTCTCTCAAAATGGTCTTTTTGTTGACCATTTTTCTTGGGAGATATACTACATCTTGCCCATAGATTTTTAATTGTTCGTTGATTAGGTCTTGTACTAATCTTTGTTCGCTTTGTGACCCCTGAAGGAAATATGAGTTGAGTGGCATGGTTTCATCCTATCATATCAAGAGGTGGCATTTCGTATGTATCCCTGAGTTCTTGTTCTAACTCTTCAACTTCTCTGATCGCATCATCATAAATTTGCCTTCCATTGAGTTGTACTCCACCTGGAAGCATGACACCTTGGAATTTAATTAAGTTTTGTCCCCACTGTCTCTTAATCAAGGCTGTAAGATATTTTTTCAACCACCAGTCGTTATATACTTTATCTGCTTCTAATGGATCTACAAGTCTATAGCAATCAAGAACTATGTAAGTATCTGAACTAAAACTTGCATAGTCAATATCAAGATATAATCTATGTCTCTTCTTATTAAAACGTAACTGTACGTCTGGAGTGATTAATCTGCTAAGATCCTCCAAATATGTTTTTGTCATTGCATAATTTAAAAGATCAAGTGCTCCATAATAATAAAGATCATTCAAGAATAACTGATATTTTAAATTGAACAATCCACTGGAGATTGTGCTATTGTCCATCTTGAAGACTTGATTGACTCCAAGAACATAATCTGGTAATTGTAAAAAGTTTGTACTTTCCTTCCAATCAACGGATGCTACACCTACAGTTGATGTTGCAGTGGTTGTTGTGATACCAGTTTTTAGAGTATCTTTTTCTGCCTCAGTAATTTGATGCTTAAGAAAAACCCTTTCAATTCCATCGTAGTGATATTCCTGAAAATGCTGAATTGCATCATCCACCAGATCGTCAATCTGATCATCATCCACGTTAATTTCCAAAACAGGATATCCAAGTCTTCTTAGACAATAATCAATTAAACCTTGTCTAGTTGTTGGTTGACTCATTCTTCGATACCTGCTTCCTGATATTTATTTGGTCCAATATTATCAAGTTGGTTTTTCAATTCAGCGTAATCTCTTTGTAAAGATTCGTATTTGGATTCTAGAAGAATATTTTGATTAATTAAGGATGAAAGTTTAGAATGATAATTCTTGATCAAAATATTCACATCAACTTCACTATTCATAATTTTAGAAGGTTCCTCCATCTAAAGTGTCAGTCCACATTGGCTTACTGGTGTAAACTGTCGTAACCGTGCTTGGTGTAATTGAGATGGAAACACCATCTACAACCAGATCATTTGTGGTATCAAACGTACCCTGAACACCAATCAGAGTAAGAGTAGTTCCTGAAGTAATTGAAGTCTTACAGACACCATATGCTGAACTGTTATTTTGCTGGGTGACTTGAGCACCTTGAGCAATTGTTGCACCAGATGGAAGAGCAAGAGTGATTTCAGTAACTGCAGTCAGAATCTGAGTTGAAGTTAAGGTATTTGAACCATCAGAAGGTGCATTTGTTGATGTCTGAAGTCCATCAACATCAAAGTATGTTACACCATGAGTATTGTAGTCACCAGTCTGATAATAGATACCCTTGATATCAAGGAAACCTCTAGTACCAGTTACAACACTGTTGCTTACAGTAGCATCTGGAATATAAGTCCATGCTCTTGCGACTGCAGAACTATTCTCTCCAGCACTATCATTGTAACCGAAGAATCCTACTTTATTATTTCCTGTTCCTGAACTTGTGTTATAATCAAATGAGATACCACGATCTGTGTTGGTATCAAATGCATGAGTAACAGTTATTTGAGTCGTGGTAGTAATACCAGCAGTAGTGGTGCCACTAAAGGTGATAACCTTAGATAACTCATCATAACTTGTAACAGTTGAGAATCCAGCACCGTCAATATTGGAAACAGTAAGAACGTCTCCAGTATTGATGCCAACAACAGAATCAACAGTAACAGTAGAAACACCACTTTGAACTGTCGCCATGACAGTTCTTACACTGGTTACATCCCCAAGGTTGAAGATTGGTTCGTTGACCGTGACCGAACTAGAGTTAACAGTAGTTGTAGTACCATCAACTTGCAGGTCACCCTTGATGATAACAGTACCTTCATTGCTTAAACCATCGGGGAATGGATCAATGAAGAGAGTATTTCCACCACCAGATCTGGTTGAGATAACGTTTGAAGAAATTCCAACGTTATCAATTACTACTCCACCACTATTGACAAATCCACCAGTGTGTGTAATATTACCAGTGAATGTACTGACCCCAGTAACTAATAACTGATCTCCTGCACCATTTCCTAAGGTAGTATTACCTTGTACAGTAAGATCTTGATTGATAATTACATCATTTTGGAATGTAGTAATACCAGTTATCGACTGATTTCCAGTAAGAATAAAATCTCCACCAACGTGAAGGTTCTTAGCAATTCCAACACCACCATCAACTTCTAAAGCACCAGTATCAACACTGGTTGCTTGATCGGTTGAAGCAATTGTTAATTTACCAGTTGCTGCACCAATGTTGATATCGGTAGCGGCACCAAATGCGTCTACTCTAGTTGCATTTGTGTTGAGTAAATTAAATGTGCCAGTTACATTGGTGATGATGTCACCACCATCAACAATCAAATCTCCATCAAGATCAACTGTAGCATTTCTGATGGTAGCAATTCCAGTTGTTGCACCGATAAGAATATCAGTAGCATCATTAAATGCATTTACATTAGTTGCTGTAGCATTTAAGAGATTAAAAGTAGTTTGGGATGTAGTTAGATCATCACCATCAATATTAAGATCTCCACCAAGATCCGTGTTACCAGTAGCATCTACATTAAAGTTAGCAGATGGATCACCAATAACTATAGTTGTGGCAGCACCTACGAAGTTAACCGTCGTAGCATTTGTGTTTAGGAGATTGAAAGTAGTTTGATTTGTGGTAATATCACCACCATCAACATTCAGATCTCCGTCAAGATCAACAGTTGCATTTCTAATTGTTGCAATTCCACTAGATGCTCCAATTAAAATATTGGTAGCAGCACCAAGTGCATTTACAGTGGTTGCGTTTGTATTTAAGAGGTTAAAGGTGGTTTGGTTTGTAGTGATGTCTCCACCATCAACATTCAAATCTAAGTCAATATCTACAGCACCACCAACATTCAAGTCGGTAGCAAAACCAACCCCACCAGTTACGGTAAGTGCTCCAGTAGTTGGTGAAGACGATGCAGTTGTATCACTGATACTGATTGCTACGCCATCTGCGTAGTTCCAATCAGCACCTTCTACTTCAAGTCTGTCATCTGTTGTTTCATCATATCTGATCTTGGTGTCTTTTCCTGCACCAAAGGATAGATATGTATCATCTGGAATGACAATTTCACCAGTTCCATTTGGATCTAAGTTAATATCTCCATCAGTGTTTGTAGATGAAACCGTATTTCCATCTATAGTAATATTATCTACATTCCATTGATCAACTTTTCTGTTCTGATCAAGAATTGCAACAAAACCATTTGACGCAGTTGTTGGGTTTGCTTGTCCAGCAACAAGTCCTGGTGCAATACTTAAGAGGTCGGTATAATATCTACCACCGACTACTTGTGCGTTTTGTGAGTTGTCTCCAGCAAATAGTCTTCCGCCTTTATTGCCGTGAGTACCTACTCCAACTGTAAGACCAAGTTCACCAAAATTGAGACTAGCAGGAGCTAATGTGCCTGTAGACCTTTTTACTCTTATAATACTTGCCATGGCTTAAAAATTTCCTCCATTGATGTCCAAATTTTGGGCGCTGCCTGGTGTTAGTTCTAAAGTTGCTTCCCATTTTGATGTTGAAGAATTATAAACTAAAACCATACCGTTAGACAAACCACCAGAAATATCAACATCAGATAAACCACCTAATGATCCACCACCTCCAAAGGAAGATAGGACTTTTACTGCATTTTGAGATCCAACTCTTACTTTAATGTCTGCCATATTTTTTAACTAGTTGTGACTCCAGCGGTAACAATGGCACTTCCTTCTACTACTCTAGTCTTAATAGAACCATCATCCAACAAAATATCATAAACGTATCTTCCTGGTTTTAGACTAGTAGTCGCAGTTGATCCTAGAGATATTTTCAATTGACCTTGAGTAGCATTGGGAAATGAAACTGAAAAGGTGGCAGCGGTTGTTAATGATGAAGGATGTTTCTTCATTTTTGAAGAACCAGTGTATGATGTTAAATTCAAGGGAGCATTTGATGAGTTTTCAAGATTAAAGGTCTGATTAAAATCAGCACCGATATCTATTACGATATTGCTAACATATGCTGCCATTACTACAATCAGATAGGATCTTTCTCTAGATATTTATAAATCATTTATTCACAATAGAAAGAAGAAGAGATTTTATCTCTGCTAAATCGCCCTTTAGTGATTCAACATCGTTTTTGAGAGTTTTCATCTCCATCTTCTCTCTGTATTTTGTCTCAGAAAGTCTCATAAATTTTTCATATTCGCTCTTATTTTGGTTAATAATTGCGTTGGAGTTTGAATCTCTAACTAAAGAGGTATCAGACTCCACTTTGATGTAATTATTCATTTGCTGAGAATGATCTTAGTGCAATTGCTCTAAAGTTTTTGATTCTTGGTGGTTTTGCTTGACTCGTTGAAGTCATTACAACCTTGATCATGAATCCACTAAACTGAGGAGTATTTTCGGCAGTAAACTTGTACTCACTAAAACCATTTTCAGATTGGTTTGGATTTACTGTCTTATCGGGTGATCCATCAGTGTTGAATGGAATATAAACTTGCTGAGCATCGGAACCATCACTTCTGAGAAGTTTGTAGAATACACGAATGTCTCCTTCTGCTTCTCTGTGTCCATCAAATTGAACATAAAGTGAATTTGATGGGAACTCAAGAAGAATTTTTCTTGTTTCGTAGATTGCAGAGTTTGGATCAGAACCAGGAATTCTGACTCTACTATCTGTTTCAAAGTCAGTTACTTTGTTGTCAACAAGATTACTGATTGCAATTACGTTTGCTCTGTCAAGATCAATCAATGGTGATACATCTTCTTTTGTGGTTGAAAGTGCAAGTTCAATAGTAAACGATTTGGAATCTCCAAGTAAATTATATTCATTGACTTTAGATGCAATGATTCTTGGATCATCCAAACGATTTAACTTGTTCAGTGCAATATTTTCATAACCCTTATCTTGGAATGATCCCTCAGAACCACTGATACTTGTTCCAGAAGTTGTTTTGATTCTTGCTGTAACATTAGTTCCAGATGGTGCAATCATATTGAATTGTGGGTCAATGTACTCAAATGGGATGTTTTGTGAAACTTCCAGAGCATTGCCACCACCAGACTTTGTAGTTCCAAATGTCTTGGTAGTATCATCTAACTTGAGATAGTAACTATTGAATGTCTTATCTCTTGGATCCATATCATGCTCTTTGTTGATCTTGCGGAGAGAGATTGAATTGAATTCGTACTTATAAACCGCAGCATTTTGTGCATGATTTGACTTCAAACTTGAATCAATAACTCTAGATGTGATTGTAATATCATTTCCAGAAACAGTATTATACGAAATGACTTCCTTATCAATCTTCAGGTATCCAGTGTTAGCAGCGCCAACAGGCGATCCTTCAAAGTTAGCAAATTCAGTTGCATCTGCAACGGTGATAACTGTTGTGTCGTCGTCAATTGAGGAAGAGAGCGAAGTAGGCGCAATGTCACTTGCAAAGTTAACTACTTTGACTTTGTTTGTGCTTGAGTGCATACCATGGTTATGGTGATCAAACAGCATTGTATATCCATCTCTGATTGAATCATTCGTAACAGAAGTTGGTGCGGAAATTATAGCGCCAGTTCCGCTAGAATTGTAATGGGTGAGTGCAGTGCCAGCAACAATATTGCTGCTAACATCATCAACAACAATTAGGTTTGTCTGGGTAACAATTCCTACAATTGCTCTGACTCCAGTACCAGTTGCTCCAATTTGATTTGCAAGTAAGAGATCTCCAACTGCATAACCAGAACCAGCATCAGTAACATTAATTGAGGAAACTGCACCGCTTGAAACCGTAATAGTTGCAAGGCAGGAATTACCAAATCCAGTTAAAGATTCAAAACCAACTCCAGTAAATGTTCCATCGGTCAAACCAATTCCTGCATATGCAAGAGTTGTTGAAGTAGTACCAAGTGCAATAGGACCACCAGAGGAGAATACATTTGCAGTATTGCTTCCTTGTGTGATTGTATTTCCTTGATCAAATACCGTGGTTGTATTTGCAATTGATACATATTGTCTCTTGGAATATGCAACAACTGGGTTGACCTTTCTGATTTTACCAAGAGGAAGTTCATTATTATAGAACTTAACAAAAGATGGGGTATTGGTTACAAACTTCGCTTTAAAGAGTTTGAACTTAAGGTCTTCAAGTTGGCTTGGAGTCCAAGTTGAACTATTTTGTGACTTGAAGAGTGATCCCAAATATGGTTGTCTATTGTATACAGTCTTGAGGAGAAGATCTTCTTCACCCATTCTTGTGATGAATGCCAAGTATTTCTCTGTTGGTGCAACAAGAACCAATGCATACTCATATCCACTTTGAAGATAAACTGGAGTATCAAACGTGAATCGGGTTGGAACACTTCCATCATCTGAAAGTTGTACATCAGATGGTTTGATGTTAACTTCTCCGTAGGGAACGATAGTAGTTGTTGGTGTTCCATCTCTCATGGTTCTGATTTGAACCGTTACTGCAACATTATCATCCTTCGTCTTGAAGTAAACTTCACCACCAGTAATGAAGACTCCATCTTGACTCTTGTTTCTATCAACCAAGAATGACTGTGCAAGAGGATCATACCATCCAGTGTCTCTGGTTTCCTGTACAGTAATAGTCTCTTCTTCAAATTCTTGAGTGACTCTTGTGATTGGTTGATCGCTTCCAATCTGCTTCCTTTCTACTTCTGCAGTCTTAATTGATAAAGTCTGCTCTTGGACATTCTGTGCATATCCTGTAGCAGTGAATACTGCTTGTGCGGAACTTTCACCTGGATCAAGTCTGTTTGCATTCACAGAGCTCGTAGTGAGTCTAATGGTGTTGCTTCCAGTGGTGAATTTAGGATTACTTGCAACCTTTGGATCTGGAATGTGAAGTGAGAAAATAAGATTTCCTTCATCATCAGAAACCAACTGAATGTTATCTACAGTTGCTTCTGCTGTTCCTGTTGTATTGACAAGTTTGCTGCCAGATTTCACCCAACCAAGATGATCGGGCCTTGTTTGAGATGCAAGACCAGCAGTATCAATATTCAACTGTGAACTGGTTCCAGAGTATTGAGTCGTAGAACCACGAGTGTCACTTGGATTGTTGAATGTACCAAACAGATGGTTTGGTTGTGCTAAACGAACTCTGATACTTGCAGTGGTTGAACCAGGTGGAGTTACTGTGTCAACAATGTCTCCAGTTGCAAATGATCCCCTAACCATCGTAATTGGGAGGAACTTTGGAACTGCGTATTGAGAA